ATATGAGCGTTGTATATCCCGGTTGGGTTGAAACATGGTTGAATTATGAGGAATCAAAGAAAACCATTAAAAAGGCTATGGCTGAGCTGAGGCGTCAAATAAAGGCGATACCATGTTATTCAAGATATAGAAAGGTGGTTTAAAATGGTTACAAAAGGATATTTGATTAGAGGTGCATACAGTCATATTGATGAACGTTATCACAGAAACAGAGAGAGTTTTAGCCCATCATCTTATCATGACGCCACGGGTTACCGTGAGAGCGATGGTATAAGAATAATTAAGATTTTGAATAGTGATATACTAGGTACGAACGATTACAATATTGTTATAATAACAAGGGAAACAGCAACGCAGTGCGATGATGAGATGTTTGGTCAGTGGTCTGATGGTATATTTGAAAATTGCAATGTTGAGAGCCCTATAGAGTTAGAGGCTGATGAGACACAAAAATATATTAATATGTTCGATTTATATAATCGTCATAGGTTTGAGGATGTGAGCGATATTTATAAGGCAATAGATAGGCTTAGCGATGTGGTAACCTTAATCAATGGGGTATCATCAGAGTTAAGAGTTGCCATCGATAGATGGTACGATGGTTATTATTTCAGTAGAGTATTATCACAGTTGTGTGATATTAATAACAGTTTGTACAATATGCTTGATGTAGCTAATGAGCAAAGAGATAGAACCAATTATATTCATAAAAAGGAGAAGTAAAATGATACTACTAGCGATTATATTATTCCCAATAGCTTTATTATTGGATTTAGCGAAAAAATCATAATAGCTTACCACCCTTTAAAGGGTGGTTTTTTAGTGCTCGGATTTATACATTTACTTGGTGGCTGTAGCTGTAGAATCTAATCTTGATTAGATGTATAAAGTTTATACCCGTGGGGGATAGCTGAATCAGTCAGCTACCTCGGGTTAGTTGCTTAAATTCCCCAAAAAATTAAAAAGGCTTATAAAAAGATAAAAATATAACACATTTAGTATTGACATAATATCATCATAGTGCTATACTACACATAAAGAGAGGTGAGAACATGATAGTAAACAACATAGAACTAGATGTAAAGGTCAAATGCTTAGAGGCAGATATGACCCAAGAAGAATTGGGGCAAGCCATTGGTACAACAGGTCAGTATATCAATCGAATCATCAAGCAGAAGAAAGACGGTATTGTTAATAAGACTTTTGTGTCGATGTTAGAGGCACTAGGATATGACATTGAGTTGACATATAGAAAGCGATGAGGTGCAAATATTTTTGCATATAGTGAAGAGGGGGTGTATTCCTATGAAGAAAGCGATAGCATATATAAGAGTATCTACAGAGGGTCAGTTTGGAGATGATAAGTACGGTGTTGATTCTCAGAAACAGGCGATTTTGGATTTTGCGAATGAGCAGGGTTATCAGATACAGAATTGGTATATTGATAAAATTAGTGGTACGACAGAAGAGCGACCTGAACTTGACAAGATTCTATATAGACCTGATGAATTGCCACAGCATGAGGCTGTGATTGTGTTTAAGAGCGACAGAATCGCTAGAGATACTAAATTATATTTTTATTACTTTTACACCCTCGAAAAGCGTAATATTAAGCTCTTATCGTCGGTTGAGCAGTTTGATGAGGGTAATGATTTTGCGAATATCTATAGGTCACTACTGATGTTTGTGGCAGAACAGGAGCGTAAAAATATTGCTCTAAGAACTAGCAAGGGGCGTCAGCTAAAGGCTCAGTGTGGGGGGTACTCAGGTGGTAATAAGCCATATGGATATAGTGTGCTAGATGGGGTGTTGACCATTAACCCAAGTGAGCGAGGAGTAGTGGAGCTTATTTTTAAGAATAAGTCGTTGCCATTATCTGATATTTGTGATATATTACAGGAGAATGGATATAAAACCCGCAAGGATAAGAGATTCCAACCATCCACGGTTAGAAGTATCTTGCAGAATGAGAAATTTTATCAGGGTTTTTATAAGTATGGTGGCTCGAATTGGGTCAAAGGGGTTCACACCCCGATATTGATGGGGGCGTGTTAAATGTCAAGGTCAAAGAAAATAGCGAATATAATTGCTATCATTGTGTGTATTTGTTTGGTGTCAATAGTTGTGGGACTGTTTGTTATTCAGACATTGGCGAGATATGAAATCATCAAACTACCATCACCTGATACGATTAACGCAATCGAGATTATGGATAAGTATGAGGAAAATTCATATAATGCCGAGGAGTTATATAACGACGAGCGATTTAGGACAACAGCCACTATTGAAAATATTGGTGGGGATATAAACGTCGTTGGTGGAATAGAGTTGACCATGATTGCTGAAAAAGATGGTAGAACCGAGCAATTTTATGCGTATTTTTACGACGATGAGAGGGACAAGATAGCAAAATTAAAGGTGGGGGATAAGCTCACATTTGATGGGACTATTTTGAACGGTAGGATTTGGAAAGAGTGTAGTATAGTAAAATAATATAAGAAGTTTAGATTGGGGCGTTATCGCATAAGCGATAGCGTCTTTTTCTTTTGGGGGTTAAATGGGGATATTAGATAGAATTAAAAAGGAGATTGAGACGAATCTCGAGAATGTGCAAGCATATGAGGACTATTACCATATATGTAAAGCTGATATATTTGAGGACAAAGAGAGGGTCGTTTCTCAGCTAAAATGGTTATCGGATGAAATCGAAAAGAATATAAGCGAGATTAGTGATAATGATGAAATGCTCAGATTGTATCGAATACATAAACGAGTGTTGTTAGTATTAGCACCATGGGACTTTGAAAGCTACATGTTATATGTGGAGTGGGAGCGTGACCCAGATAAAAAGTTTTATATACCAAGGCGTAAGGCATTACAAGAAGTGGTAAAATCATTACAAGATTTGGCAGATGACAAGCTAGATATATTATCGATTAGTTTACCACCGGGCGTTGGGAAGAGTACGCTTGCTATATTTTATTTGACATGGATAGCTGGTCGAGAACCTAACAAGCCGTCTCTAATCGGCTCACACTCTAATTCGTTTATCCGAGGTGCTTATGATGAGTGTCTAAGAATCCTAGACCCAGCAGGTGAGTATTTGTGGAGTGATGTATTTTCGGGTCTATCGGTCACTAGCACAAATGCCAAGGATTGTAGAATCGATATTGATAGACGACAAAGATTTGAGACACTAGAGTTTACATCGGTTGGTACAGGTAATGCGGGATTGTATAGAGCAATGAGCCTATTATATTGTGACGACCTTGTGTCGGGACTAGAAGTAGCACTATCGAAAGAGCGATTGGACAAGTTGTGGGGAGTATATACAACCGACCTTAGACAGAGAAAGCAAGGTAGTAAGTGTAAGGAGCTACATATCGCTACAAGATGGTCAGTACACGATGTTATAGGACGACTAGAGCGAGAATATGAGGGTAATGAGAGGGCGAAATTTATCCGAGTTCCTGCTATGGATGAAAACGATGAATCTAATTTTTTCTATCCATACGATGTTGGATTATGGACGAGGCGTCATGGAAAGCTGTGTACATGAATGAACCTATCGAGCGTGAGGGTCTATTGTACAATGAAGAGGAGCTAAGGCGATACTTTGAATTACCTGATGGCGAACCCGACGCAATTATAGGGGTATGTGATACGAAAGATAAAGGTAAGGACTATGCGTTTTTACCAGTCGGATATAAATTTGGAAATGACTACTATATTGAGGATTGCGTATGTGACAACAACTTACCACATATTGTAGACGCTCGGCTAGTTGCAGTATTGATGATTAACGATGTTCAGATGTGTCGATTCGAGAGTAATTCAGCTGGGGGGAGAATAGCCGAGAAAGTAAATAATGAGATAAAAGAAAGAGGTGGTAATACTCGAATCACCACTAAATATACCACAGCAAATAAAGAGACTAAAATCATAGTCAATAGTGGTTGGGTCAAAGAGCATTGCTTATTTAAAGATAAGAGTATGTATAGACGTCAGAGTGACTATGGTAAGATGATGGACATGCTATGCTCTTATACGGTGGTAGGTAAAAACTCACATGATGACGTACCTGATGGAATGGCAATGTTTTCGGAGTTCGCCCAATCTATTACAAATGGTAAGATTGAGGTATTTGGGCGTCCAATTTAATACTATATATAGAATTTAAAATATTGACAGATACTATATATTGTGGTATACTATACTTATAAAAGGTCGGTCAAGGTTCAGAATGGTGCATAATTGCAAGTGATTACTTGTAGTTATGCACTATTTTTATTTGATAAGAGAGGGTAAAATTGGCACACGAAATAGATACATCTAAGCCTAGATTAGAGGCAAAACAATTGAATGGTAGACGTGTCATTAAAGTAGGTGCGTCAAAGGTTACGAGCGATAATGTGCTTAGTATTTTGGAAAAGGTTGAAATCGACCACGATTTGAATCGTAGCGAGATTGACTATCTATACAAATACTATAAAGGCGACCAACCAATTAGATATAGACATAAGGAAATCCGTGAGGATATTTGTAACAAGATTGTTGAAAATAGAGCGAATGAAATCGTGGCATTTAAGGTCGGCTATCTTTGTGGTGAGCCCATTCAATATGTTAGCAGAAATGGTGGTGAAACCGTTGTCGAAGAGATTAACCGACTGAACGAGTTGATGTTCGCTGAGGACAAGGCAAGCCAAGACCAAGAACTTGTTGAGTGGCAGATGATTTGTGGTACAGCATATCGATTGGTATTGGCAGATAAACCCGAGGAAGTCGATGACAGCCCATTTGAGATGTACACATTAGACCCTAGAGATACATATGTTGTTTACTCAAATGAAATTGGCGACAAGCCATTGCTAGCTGTTAAAGAGCGTGTCGATGAGGATGGTAGAGTGTTTAAATCGGTCTATACCGACACAGATTATTATAGGATTTGTGATGGTGAAATTATCGAATCGAAAAAGCACATACTCGGAATGATTCCAATATTTGAGTACCCTGCTAACAATTCAAGGTT